CCCTAATAGGTTTGAGTCAATTGGTGCATAATCATATTGAGAAATCTCGTTTGACTTGTCAGGATTTAATGTACCTTTTAGAGATGCTGATTCAATTCTGATTTTGTTATTCATCAAATTCAATGCACCCATAGATGGTACAGTTACGAACTGAGTATCAACCTCACCCACCAAATCCAATGGTGCCATATTTACTAAAGATGCAGATAAGACCAATCCACTATCCGACTGAGTAAACTCTTGGTTTGGGTGTATCGACCTAATATAACTTGATGTAGTAGCAAACGAACTATCGGGGAATATACGATACATTAACTTATCAAACGAAGTGTCGATGTCTAAGTCAGTTGTATTGTCATCACTAAAGTATGCTTCTCTATTCTTTGCATGCTCCGTAGTAATCTCATTTGTGATTGAGTCACGGAAATACCTAACCTCTTGGATACTTGCAGTTTCATATGAGTTTACGTTAGCATCGGTAGTTGGACCTGGAACTCTAAGAGTACCAGTAGATGTCCAAACTGAATTGAATGTAGAGTTATTACCACTCAAGGTTGCTTGTGGATTAGCAAGCACCTCACCCCAATCATCAACCCAAGCTGCATTGATTTCAATACTACCCGAAGTTAAAACCATTGCAACTTCCTTACGTTGTTTGTAAGGAACATATGAAGATGAAATAATATCGGTATCATTTACACTCAATCTAATTCTTGCAGTCTCGTTGGTGTAATCCCAAAAATAATCTACATTATCACTACCATCACTCAATCGTAGGATGTGGTAATTACCTTGTGGCATTTTACCAATTACCTCAATCGAGTTTGGTCTATCGGATTGGATACCATCCCAAGGGTTTGAGATGTACTTAGATGGAGATGCTTGTAATTTGTATACAAATCTCTCGTGTTCGTAAACGTTCTTACGAGTTGAGATTGCAGGACCACCCCACTCACGAATCTTTAAGAATGCTTGTGGAATTCCATATGATGATAACAATGCCTTGATTGACCTTGCAGACCCCTTGGTCTTGTATAACATAGGAATTGTATTTACAATCCTTCTCCAAGTTTCTTTTGTAATCTCTTCTCGTGACTTAGACTTTAATGTGCCAGTCTGATTTAACGTACCATCGGACTCAACCCCTAAAGCATATTTCCAAAGTGATACATCTGAATATCCGTTTGATAGTTTCCAACCCAATGAATCAGCAATTGACTTTAGTAAGTCATCTGCCATACCATCTTTAGGGTGTTCTTCTCTTTCGTTAATAGTGGTTAATGATTGGATGTAAGTCCATTGGATATCAAAGTGCTGACCAATCATATCCACAAATGTGGTGTACTCTTCGTTACGTTCATCATTCCTAAGATGAATTGGAATCATTTTACGAAGCTGTGCATCATTGAACTCATCATATAGGGATGCTGATGCATATACACCATTGTACCAATTCACACCTTCGTTTGAAGTTGTACTTCTTAGAATGTGTGGGTATGTGCTTTGTTTTGGATATGGTTCTATTGTATAATCAGAAGAAGACCAATGGGTATATATGTTTGCATCAGTATCGTAGTATAGATACTTTTCAAAGTCATCGAACCCACCGATGATTCTATCTCTACGAACCATTGATTGTGATATGTTTGTAAGTGCATCTGACCCACTTACACTTTCCAATGTGTTTATACGTGCATCATAGGTTTCTATTTGTTGCAGTTTGTATTTAAAGTTATCAACTCGTTCAGTTGCTGAAGAGAAGTGTACAAAGTTTTGGAAGTCTGAGTAATCTATATTTAGAGTTACATTTCCAAGAGACCCACTAAAGTATTTGTTTATTAGTTGTTGTGATGTTGTTGCATTTACATCTAATAATGAATTCCAATTCTGCCAATCAACACCATCGGCTCCTTTGTAATCAGACATATCTAATGAGAAGTCTGGTTCAGAGAAGTCTGGTCTATCTTCGTTTTGGATACTTGGGAATGCAATAATCTTCTCAACCCAAGACTTCATAATACGAGCATCTAAATCACCAATATCATTCTCTGCAATATCTTCACCCAATGGTCGATTCAATTTGAAAGTAATAGATTGGATTGTATCCACACTATTATCAAATCGATTGTAGGTTAAGTTTAAAGCATTAGGACTTAGAGTTTGTACAAATATATCATCGTTATTATTAATAGCATCTTGTAAATCAACCTCGTTTGTTGCCAAATCATCTGGAACTTGTTGATTGAATATCTTTTGACCTGCTTGCCAAAATAGTGTACCATCTGGATTTTGGTTTAGTGCATACTTTCTAAACCGACCCGTTAACTTACCAAAGTCATTAGATGATTGTCCAATAGCAGGTGTTATGACCTCAACCATAGTTCTCCAACGACCAAGTGACCCTTCGAATGTACTATCGAATGGCACAAATGTAGTTGGTTGTGAATTTTGACCATTTGCCTCAGAAAAGAACGAAGTTGGGTATGATAATGTTTCAGTAACCACTCCAACTCGTAAACCATCAAACTCCATATTAACAATATCATAGATATTATTATTTTTAAAGTTTATAACGAAGTCTTTTTTTACACCATTTGTGTCAAACGCATTAACACCTCTATCGGATAATGCTTGTGGAACTAAATTGTTATCAGCGTTACTATCGTATTCAACCTTAATCTCAGTTCTATCAGATGATATTTCTAATATTTTTAGGTTCTCTACTATGTTATGGTGAAAGTTATATACTAATGAGTAAGAACCTTGTTGAATGCCAAGGTTTCTTAAATCTAATTCTGGAATAGTATATACTTCAGGTCGTGAGGACCTATTGTCTGATTGAATAAATCCACGATAAGTCGATTGTATGAGATTCTCATCAGAGTAAATATGTAGTTCTTGATTTGGTGTAAAATCCAAACCAGCAACTAAATCAAAGTCACCCTTGACTTCATTATCTGACAAAAACAATTCTTGAGTTTGAACCCCTTCAATTGTTTTGCCAAATGTCGGAGTAAACCCAGTTACTTGTTCTTTATTTAGGAATCTATCTAATGCCATATTACGTACCTACCACAAAATTAAGAGCGACTTCACCCAATTCTACATTTAAATTAGTATCTCTTAGTGGTCTTCTTAATTCATCTGATATTGTGGTGTCTATAATATTATTATATGAAGCTTCCACGAACTTAGAAACCTTAGTACCATTCTCACCCGAATTGGTGAATCGTGACTTACCATAAGAGTCAGACTCGATGTTGGAATCCAATGCACCAAATATCTCGTATGAGATTATCTGACCTCTACCATTTCTTCTTATTTGTCTTTCCGCCATTACCTAACCACCTTAAAGTAGAAATTATCATCGTAATATTTAGTAGTCCCATTTAGGTCTACTCTAAATACAAACTTGTAGAATCGTTCTGGTTGTAATCCGTTGAACCAAAAGTTAAAGTAGTTACCTTCGGAATCACAACTCAGTTTAGTATAATTAGTGTCGAACGGAATAATTACTTGTTCCGTATCAGCATCAACTACCGAGTAATACGAGGTAGTTGGTAGGTATTTAACTAACTTATAGTTAGAAGTGGTCGAGAATGTTCTTGCTGGGAATCGGTCTCTACCAAATACTCTAATCTTACCTTTGGAAGTTTCCTTATATTCAGTTGCGAGGTTCTTAACATATAATATAATATCATCACCACTCAATGGGTCTAATGAGCCAGTATCAAATGATGAATCATCCCATCTTGCTTCAAGAACTGGTGGGTAGATTGTGTTGGTATCAGATGAAAAGAATTTGATTGAACCATATTTTCTACTATCAGATTCGGCATCGTTGGTCTTTTTAACAATGATACCATTATTACTACGTGTTCCATCCAACCATTCATTTACATACTCAGTAACCTCTACATTTAAGTTATCAGTATAATTGTTAAATGTTTGCTTGTAATGAACTCCATTTGTAAATGATGCAGTGTACCAAGTACCACCACCCTCATTAACAGCCCAACGTGCATCGTAAAAGATATCTAAATATGCAGATGATGTATTAATTAAACTATAATCAGTTTTTAATGTAAAGTTGTCTAATGAAGAACTATAATCGGATGACCCAGACCCAAAGAATTCCCAAGTAAATAAATACTCACCATCTTGTTGTGGTGTTATAAAGAAACTTGAAGTACCGGCACCTGTTAAATTAGTTGGTTTATTTACAATCTCGTTATCTCTTAGACTTCGACCATCTGGGTCTAACATCACGAAATCAATACCACTTGGCATATTAAGGGTATCGTATTCAAAACTTGAGGTGTATGGAACTCCGGCTTGGAGAACGTAACCCCTATTTAATGTAGCACCTGCAAAATTTGATGCTCTCATAAAAAGTTTTTGATTTTCTACATATATACTTGCCGTATTGTTAGATGCCCCAGTAATGCCATTGTTTAAAAAATAGGTGTTTGGTACTGGACCATTAATATCAAATTCATCTAAGATTAGAGTGTTTCGGTCAACCTCTCTATAAATTATGAAATTATCAATTGTTCCAGATGTGCCATTGACATACCCATTTGAATCAAAGTATGACATTTGTATTTTATATAAACCAGCAATACTCGCAGTAAATGCAAATGTGTATGTACCATTTGTAGATAATGTTTCTGCATAGTTTGATAGTTCACCTTCTGTGAGTGCATCGTTATTTGGGTCGTAAACTCTAAAATCAACACCATTTAAACCACCTAATTGTAAATCAAATTCAACATTATATATTGAATCTAATTTCAAACTCGATGCTGATATATTTAATGTAGCACCTCCATAGTTGGATGCAGACAATTCCAATTTACTATCTACTATTCTTAATCGTGGAGGTGTCCCATCAGTACCTTTTATTTGGTCTATTAATTCAAAAGACCCAGTAGTATCAACAAAGTCATAGTATGTTTCAAGTGCAGCAATACTGCCCGGTGTCTTTGCTTTATCAACAGTTGAGTTTTGTGTATCCCAAGCAGAAGCACTGATTCGGTTGACCCACGTTGAATCTAATGTATTATGTGGAGTGTCTGCTTCAGACCCAACACCATTATCCCACGACTCTCTGATAGGGAATACGTATAAATCATACGATGATGCGATACCACGACTCTCAACATTCTCAGCACGTAATCTATATTGTGGTGATGTAATTTCACCCGATACAACTGATGATGAAATTGAACTTAGGTCGAATTCTATAAGAGCACGACTATTACCCAATAGGGTTGTATTATCAGTATCGTAGAACTTACCGATTTCTAAAATCTCATCCTTACCTGTGTTTTGGTTTTTACGAGAAGTGTCTTCGTATAGTGTTGTGTCTTTACTTGGATATATTCTATAAATCATTTTCTACCTCTTAAAATAATGATACCACACGGCCTTTGATGTCTACATCGGGATACTTCACTTCAAAACACGTTGGGTCTTTTGGTGGATACACGATACCATCACGAGTTGCGTTTTGGATGTTATATTTGTTTGATGAGTAATTACCACCATACTTGTTTACTATTTGTAATCCACCCAATCCTTCTTTATCAGGTCTTACTACTGATTGAACTCCATCGACACCATCTAATAACACATACACATCAGTAAGTTGGATTGGTTTGTTGATTCCCATCCTATCAATATCAAAGAACTTTTTAAGTGCATCGATACATTTTAATAGAACCTCATTCGAGTTGTAGTTTGGAAGAACAATAATTTCAAAGTCAATACCAATGTTTACCACATATGCATTCTTAATGTTTACGGCATCGGTTAGAATGCGATAATACGATAGGTAGTTTTGTAGGTTTTGTTTTGTTGCAGGATTTAGTTGAGTCAATTTCTTATTAGAGTCATACCCTAATGTATAGAAGTTGATGGCTAATGGGTTTGGAATTGGGTCTATACCATCATCCAATAATGTATTGATTTGGAAGTCAGGTGCAACATATGCTTTTGCTACCGACCCAAATTGTGGTGGTAATGCGTATGCTCTCAACAAGTAATCTTCACGAGTCACTGCTCTATTTTGTGCTCTGAAATATGCTATTGCATTATTACGAACTTCTTCAATCTCTTCTTCATATGCACCACCACCTGCTGCTACTTCGTTAGTGACTGCGATTGAATTTTGTACAACATTAACAACATCACTTACCAATGCTGAAGTGTCGGTTTCAATTACACGTTCTACCAATTCAGTAAGGTCTGAGGATTGTACGTTGTCATCCACACCATTACCAACTCTATACTTAACAGTTAAAGTTGTATTTGATGGAGCAACTCCATAGGTCTTAGCATACATAAAGTTAGATGGGTCGATACCTTGGTCAAGGTCACCACTTGCTGGATATAATGCTGAACCAACATTATCTGGATTTGGTAGAATCTCTTCATCAGCATTCGATGATACACCTGCACCAAATTGAATATCAATCTCACCCTCATCAGTAATACGAGTTATGTATCTTTTAGGAACTCTTTTTAGTTTGAGTAAAGCAGGAGTCTCATTAGCATAACCCGACATAGCGATTGAGTAGTCGGTTGTATTTGGTAGTTCTTCAAACACAGTATCCTGTGCTAAGTACTCCACCTTAGTCCACTCATCACCATCATCATCTATGATTTCTATAACATCAATCAAACCTTCATCATCAGATAATCGTATCTTGTCGTATGGTTTTGGTGATTCGAAATCAAAGGTTACTTCTTTCTCTTTACCACTAACTGCTTTTACATATTTTTTGAGTAGGTAATATACTGGCTCATCAGTAGTCTCATCGATTTGGTAAACCGATACTTCGGTTGGGTCGAATGATGATGAAAACCCAAATCTTACTTTATTTATGGTGGTGAATTCAACATCTGAGTTTGTTGATGACCCAACTACCATGCCTTCTTTTAAAGTGAGTGCGTAATCAAAGTTTGGTCTTACGTTATCACCACTCCCCTGAGCAGGAACTAATTGATAGACTGTTAGGGTTGTTGTAGCAGGAACGTATAACTTTGGTTTGTATCCAAATGATTGTGCTATTGTAAATACATTTGATGTTTCTTGTGCTTCTTCTAAGATGGATTCTCTTAACTGAACATCGGTGTAGTATGATAATACATCACCAACGTATGAAGCCATTTCCATAAACATCATACCTGGAGATGACTCATTAAAGTCATTGTAGGTATTTGGGAAATAGTTTTTAGTAAAGTCAATTAGGTTCTTACGGATATCACCGAAATCCCTACCAACTAAGTTTACATCTTTTTTTACTTTATCTGCCATCTTCTATCCTCAGACAATAGAAACATTACCTTGTTCGGTAACGAGTATTGTTATTTGTGTATTTGCACCATTTTCGGTAACTCTAACTCTCAATGTGATTGATACTTTGTTATTATCTTCTTCAGTATCAACACTCACATCATCTACTATAATGTAAGGTAACCAAAATCTAATATCATCTCTGATTGAGTCTTCTAACTCCGTATTTAGATTTTCTGTTATTTGTTCAAATAGTAATGAGAAAATGTCTGAACCAAATAATGGTTGAAATGGTCTCTCACCCTTACGAGTCAATAATAAGTTTTTGAGATTGGATAATGCTTGGTCTTCGGTAGTATAAGACAATTGAAATATAGGGTCACCACCTAATGGTAACTTTACACCAATAGCCTTGTTTGGTTTAAGGTCTAATGGATTTCTCTTATACTCTTTACGAATTGGCATTATTTACCCTTCTTATCATTCATATGTTTCATCAACTTAGAATAGTCACGTGTTAGTGCATTTACCACTGCTTGACCTGCTTCAGTTTGTTGTAGTTGCTCAGTAGATACGGCACGACCTTCTGCTGTTTGTAAAACTTGTGGTTGCTGATTCATCATGCCACCACCAAATGCTTGTGCTTGTGATGAGTTAAACATACCACCACCAACTCCGTTTGAGTTGATACTTCTCCACTCACCACCTTGAGCAGTTTCATTTAACATTTCATTCAACATAGAATTGTTAGTAAATGATTTAGCAGGTTGAGTTGGTTGTTGAGTTCTTTGTTCAAAAACGTGCTCAATATCCAATGGGTCTCTTTCCACCACTTGTGGTTGAGATTTTTTCATTTCGTTCATAAGAGATTTACGAAGTGCTTTCTTTTCTTTAGCCACTTCCTTCCTAACCTCTTCTTTAATAATGAGTTGAATTGCTTTGATTAGTTTCTTTGTATCCATAGTTATAAATATTATCTAAGTATAATTATTGTTTCATTAATGTTAACTGAGTTTTGACTTGTGTAATTGTCGATAACAATTGAGGTCCTGCAGTAGCAAGACTTGGAACTGGGAAAGGTCCTGCAGTAGCTGCAGTTATAGCAGGTGCTAATTGTAATAGTGCATCAGTTATCGATTCCAACTGACTGAATATCACATCCATATCGGCTTTCCAATTTGGAGTTGATACATTTACCGACTTGTCACCACTAATTAAAACTGAGTCTGACTTTGAGTTCAATACGATTCGGTCAGAGTTCAATACGATTTGTGGATTCTTATATAAGTTAGTGGGTGTTACTCCAAGTGTAAATGAGTTGGATGGGGTTAGTCCAATAGTTTGTTTAGACCCTAACCAAATTGATGAGTCATCTTTATTGATATCTTCTATCACAAATTTATTATATCCACGTGATTCACCAGCACCATTTCTAATTATAGTAATTGGTGACTTAGGGTCAGTTGATTTCCAAGATGGCTCAGTAACAACACCTTTGATTCGATTGTCACTACCCTTAGTCCCCTGTGGTGTGTATCCAAATCTTATAGACTGCCCAAACCTACCCTCGTGAATTACATCACCAATGAATGGTTGTAATTGTGATAAGTTACTCACCTCTTCAAATCCAATACCCAAATCGTTTGGACTATCAGTTGATGATTGTGCTGGTATACCATTTGATACTTGACCAAAGTTTGGTACTGAACTACCCTCTGCTTTGGTTAACTTTGGTAGAGCATTATGGTTTACATTGTTTTGTATACCAACCGTTGATAGATAATAATTCTTTGTAGAGTTAGAAGCACCTGATGCTTCATCTGAATTACCTACCAATACATACACTTGTTCACCAATCACGGGTATCTTCCGTGAGTTGGTGTCCAAGGGTGTGCATCTTAATAAATTTTTAGAACCTCTATCTCTTAGGGATACGGTTATAGAATTAAAGTTTTCGTAGGTATCATCCGAAAGATATACCCCAACTACTGTTCCTAACTTCATTCATCATCTCCATCTTCTTTAGGGATGTCTTTCTCTACCTCATCGATAGCATCCATCAGTTGGCGCTTCTCTTCATCACTTAGGATTAGACCACCCGACTCTCCACTATTACTATCCTTCATCATTCGTTGAACGATTGCAGCAAGTTTGATTAATGCATCATCGTTCTTTACTGAGATGTCTAAGTATTCTTTAATAAGGGGAACGACCACAGCAGCATCGTTGAGGTTCTTGACCATAGGTTCAAGTTGTGCAATCAACAATTTAATTTGTCGGTCTTTCTTTTTTTGGTTTGAGTATATATCAGACATTATATCCGAGAAACTTTTACCTTTAAATAATTCACTATCCTTATCCATTAAATTCCTCCACTCGGTGAGTTATTGGTAGAACATCACCCATCATATAGTCAAGGTATAGTTCTCTATAAATTAATTTCATTTTACCAACCACCTTTGTGATGTATTGAGTCTGAACACCAGTCCTCTCTCTAATAAGTATGTAGAGTGCCTTTTTGTTGTATGAGTAAAGGTTATCTCTTGTTCTGAATAATTCAGTTAAGGAGTCAGCAATTTTTCTATCTCTATCTTTGTTGAATAACATAAACACATTGTAGTCCATATAACGAACGTAGTAGTCCATAAAGTCTTTCAATGCTTCTTGTTGTTTTAGGTCGTATACTTCGTTGATGATATTACGAGATGAATCAATCACTTCGATGCCGTCTCGTGCCTTCATACGTTCGTAGTTCTTATTGTTCTCGTTAAACAAATAGTTACGTGCGATTACGGTGAAGTATGAGAATGCTCTACCATTATCACCATTGAACTTATGAATCTTTTCATTTAGGAATGCAACTACATTTGCTTTTACATCCTCATATGGAACTTCAAAGTAGTAAGTCTTGTATGTATGGATTACATTTTCAGAAAGTTTATCGAATGGGTAGTGAATAAATCTATTGTAGATTTTATTCTTCATTCGTTGGTCATCACAATTATTATATGCGTTAATTGCAATCTCGGTAATTTTAGTAAAATACCTTTTATTCTTCCTCTTGCGTCCCATAGTATTTTTCTAAATCTTCGATTACTTCATATAAATTTTTAAAGATATACCCAGTCTCATCATCTGCTTCAAACGAACCTAACTTATCTATATCCTTCATCCGTGCCATAGACTCATCTACTTTCTTGGCAATTTCTGCTATTAATTCCTCCTGCTCTACAACCACATCTTCGTGTGCTTCATTCTTACGAAGAAGGTTTATTGTGGTATACAAAAACACAATAGTGGTTATTGATAATATAATAATTGTAACAATCATCTTAGTCCTCTATAATTCCTTTAAATGCATCAAATACACTCGTGGGTTTAACATCGTTGTTAGCAAAGGTCTCAGTCAAGTTACCTTTAGCAGGTCTACCAGTAGATGGTTTACGAGTTGATTTAACTGGATTCATTTCTTTTAACCATCT